TTATGATAGTTATACACCCTTGTCCAATATGTTTTGCCTTGTTGATATTAGGTTATATTGGTTACAGCTTTTACAGAATATTTAAAAAGTTTTAAAAATGAAATTAGGAGATTTAGTTTATTACATTACAAAATATACAGGTATTAGGTATGTCTGGAAAAAGATATATCCTAATTGTGAGTGTGATAGAAGAAGAGAAGAATGGAATGACATAGAGATAGATATAAAAGATATATGGAAGAAGAAGATAAAATAGAATGGGATGAATTTAGAATTAACACAATAGATAGATTAGAAAATAAATATTATAAATTAATAATGAGATTACACGCTAAATATTTTAACCATAAGTATCAAGAGTTATGTACTTGTAGTCCGAAACGTATAAAGCAATGGATAACTCATTTAAACGATATTTATGATAAAGAAAATACATAGTTTAGAAAAAGCTGTAGTATTTGCATTTAATTTAGAAGGATGGGATTTAATACATACTGGAGAAACTTGTTTACCATTTGATGCACAAGGAACAACACCAAAAGGTAGAAAAGCTGTTATTGAAATGAAGTTTAGAGAAAAATATTATGAAACCAAAATACTTGAAGTAAGCAAGTACAATGCTCTTATGAATCTTGACACGGACATTGAAAAGTTTTACTATGTATCAGACCCAAAAGCAACTTATCTTTTTTGGCTAAACGAACTTATAGACTTACAAAAACAAGAATTGTATTGTCCTAACACTACAATGTGGAATAAATCCAAGAGAAATAAAAATGTATATTTGTTAAGAGAAGAACAAGCAAGAATTATAAACCCTAACACAAATGCCGATACCGAAACCTAAAAAAACAGAAGATAGAAAAACCTATATGCAAAGATGTATGTCTGATGCAGTAATGGTAAAAGAATATAAAAACACAGACCAAAGACTAGCTGTGTGTGCAAAAGTATTTAGAGATGAGCAGAGAACTTCTTAAGTTAAAGTTTCAAGGTGATTTTAGTGCAGCTTCAGATATTATTCTAAAAGCAGTAAAAGACAAACCTAACAATAAAAAAATAGAGATACTATCAAACTATCTAAGCACATCTTATTTATATGTAAATGCTTTAGAAATGCAATTAAAAGAAGCAAACTTTAGAATGGACAAACTCTTAGAAAGCAGAGCAGAAGCACACGAATTAGCAGAAGAATACAAAAAATTTTATTTAGAACTACAAAGTAAAACAATATGATACAATTACTAAACCTTGAAGAATGGGATAAACAAGAAATACTAAAGAAAATGGATAGTGATGATTTCTATTATAATTATCTTGGCAGACACGCTTTGAGTAGTTCTTCTATAAAACTTCTGTATTCAAGTCCAAAAAAGTATCACTATGTTACACAGTATGGACAATCAGATAGTCAAGCACTAAGAGATGGTTGGTTGTTTCATACAAGTATATTAGAACCAGATAAATTTGCAAAACAAAGATTTATTGAAGTACAAAGTAAGAACACCAAGAAATATAAACAAGCACTAGCTGATTATGGCAAAGTATTTACAATAAAAGAAAAATCAGATGCAGAAAGACTGCAAGATGCATTCTACCAAAATGAAAGTGCTTTACAAATGATAAGTGATTGTGAGTTTGAAAAACCTGCAATAGGTATAATAGATGGTTTAGCATTTAGGGGTAAAGCAGATGCAATAGGAAAGTATTTAGTAGATTTAAAAACTACAACAGACATAAAAGGTTTTGAATACTCTGCAAGAAAGTTTGGTTATGACATTCAGGTTTATATTTATTGTAAGTTATTTGAAAGACATTACGAAGATTTTAGATTTGTTGTAATAGATAAATCAAGTTTAGATATAGGAATATACACAGTAAGCGAAGATTTCTATAATCAAGGCAAACGTAAGACACACGAAGCAATAGACAGATACAGAACATTTTTTATAAATGGTGTGGATTTACATAGTTATACATTAAGGGGAGAGTTGTGAGAGTTTTAAAAATAAATAATTTTGAAACTTATGATTGGCTTTTAAATAAGCATTATGCCAAAAGAATACCAAGTATAAGCTATTCTTTTGGATTGTATATAGATAATGTTTTAGAAGGTGTTTGTACTTTTGGGATGCCACCGAGTAGCACTCTTGCAGAAAGTATCTGTGGTTTTGATTATAAAAAAAACGTATTAGAATTAAATAGATTAGTTGCAAATGATAATTTGCCAAAAAACAGTTTATCCTTTTTTGTTTCAAATTCAATTAATAAATTATTAGGCAATAAAATAATAGTGTCTTTTAGTGATTTAAATATGCAACACTATGGCTATATATATCAAGCAACAAATTTTATATATACAGGTTTAACATCAAATACAACTACTTTAATTGATAAAGATGGTTTGGAGTTTCATTTTAGAAATATAGGACATTATCAAAAAAATAATAAACTTAATGCTAAATTAGTAAAGCGTAGAATAAACGAGGATAAAATTGATAAAAAAAAAATAGCTTATTTTTTAAGGCAATATAAAAAAGATTTTACTGCAAAAAAATTAGATTTACACTTTGGATATAAGGACACTTGCGCACATTGGTTTAGAAAAGATAGTGGATTTAGTTTTCCTAACATTGATGATTGGAAAAAATTAAAAAAATTACTAAAATTTAACGATACTTATGATGACATTATGCTTAACTTTGAACTTGTGCCTTGTTCAAAGGATATTATAAAAAAATTAAAATTAAAAAAAATAAACATACTTCCTAAACATAGATATATATATTTTAAAGGTAGTAAAACCTTTAAACAAAAATGTAAACAAAATTTAAAACTAAATATTTTAAATTACCCAAAAGGTCAAAACAAAAATTATGATGCAAGTTATAAACCACAAACACAAATAAAATTAGAATTATAAACAATGCACAAAACATTATATGTAAAGGTTTATACTTATCTGATTGAACAATTAGAAGAAGCAAGACAAAAAAATAATAAAAAATTAATAGAACATTACTTATATGAAATACAAAGACTACACTCAAGATACAAACGAGAAGAAAACAAAAAAAGCTCAAGAACTCGCAAAGACAATACAAAGACTAACTAATATCAACCCTTTTGCAAAGGGAAGGAAACAACAAATCATAGAAATAAGGTCGTTGTATAATGTGATACTATTTAAGTATTTAAACTTCACACTTTGTAAGATACGAGATATACACCAAGACAATGGACTAAAAACATACCATCACGCTACAGTATTACACTCTCTAAACAACTTTCCAATGTACAGAAAGTACAATAAACAATTAGACATATTCCTAAGCGACATAACACAAAACTATTCTTCATTTGATAGAGATGCTAAAATAAAGGCAATACAATACAAAATAGAGTTCCTAAGCAACAAAACCTTAATGTACATATCAGAATATGTAAACGATATGTTTTTACAGGAGAGTGAAGAAAATACAGATTAATAAACGTTATACTTATAATGTACAAGACAGAAGAACTAAAAGAACAATCCATCAAAGCAATAAAAGAAAACAATCTACTATTTATAGGAGATATATTTGCTTATGTACCATTCTCACAAGCTACCTTCTACAATCACAAATTAGAAGAATTAGAAGATATAAAAAGCGAATTATACAAGAATCGTTCTAATATGAAAGTAAGTATGAGAAAGAAGTGGTACAAGTCAGACAACCCAACATTACAAATAGGACTAATGAAACTTATAAGTGATGATGATGAAGCTCATAGACTAAATGGTACAAAGCGTGAAATAAAACACGACACCAAAAAGAAAAGTTTTAAAGTAGAAATAATTGACAACTCTTCAAGTCAATAAAGTATATAAACACTTACTACATTCCAATAAGAAAATAACATTAGAAGTAGGTGGTACAAGAAGTGGTAAGACATACAATATCTTGCTTTGGATTATATTACACTATTGTCAGCACAACGAAGATAAAATAATAACTATTTGTAGAAAAACATTCCCTGCACTAAGAGCTACAGTTATGCGAGATTTCTTAGAGATACTTAACAAGCTAGATTTGTATGATGAAGAGAAACACAACAAAAGCAATCACGAGTATAAGCTAGATAGCAACCTTATAGAGTTTATATCTTTAGACCAACCACAGAAAGTAAGGGGAAGAAAAAGGGATTTACTATTCTGCAACGAGATGAACAATCTTACATATGAAGATATGAATCAATTACTATTTAGAACATCAGAGAAAGTGATAGGTGATTTAAACCCTTCTGATGAGTTTCATTGGATATGGGATAAGTTAGAACAAAGAGATGATGTAGAGATACACTACACAACTTATTTAGACAATCCTTTTATAGATGAGAGCATAAGAAAAGAAATAGAACTACTAAGAGAAACAGATGAAACGTACTGGACAATATACGGACTTGGTAGAAGAGCTACAAGCAAAGCAACTATATTTAAATACACAGAGTGTGAAACAGTACCTGAAGATGCTTTCTTGGTAGCTTATGGTATGGACTTTGGTTTCAACGACCCTACAACTCTTGTTGCTACTTACAAGAAAGAACACAACTTATATTTTAAAGAATTATTGTACAGACAAAAAATGACAACAGAAGATATACACCAATATCTAAAAGGTGTAGATTTGCAAGGTATGACATATGCAGATTCAGCTAGACCAGAAATCATAGAACAACTTAGAAGATACGGACACAAAGTTTTAAAATCTTACAAAGGCAGTAACTCGGTACTTGCTGGTATTGACTTACTAAAAAGATACAAACTACACATCACAAAAGATAGTGAGAATATGATAAAAGAATTTAGAAGTTATAAATGGAAAGAAGATAGAGCAGGTAGAGTTACAAACATACCAGAAGATACAAACAACCACACAACTGATGCAGCTCGTTATAGTGTTTACTCCATACTATCCAAACCTAACTTTGGTAAATACTACATACATTAAGTGTTTATTAAAAATTGTGTATATTTACTTGAACTTTAAAATTAATTTATATGGAAAAAAACTATATACACCCTTTGACAGGGAATGCAATTACTAAAAAAGAATACTTTGATTTTGTTTTTAGTAAAGAATACGAACAAGTAATCA